CCAGGTGCGCCCGTCGGTGCCCCGGGCGGCCTTCTCCCACTCGGCTTCGGTGGGGAGGCGGCCTCCCGCCCAGGCGCAGCAGGCCGCGGCCTCTTCGTGCCGGAGGCCGGCCACGGGGAAGTCGGCCACCATCTCCTTCGCGTCAGGGAGGAATTCAGCAAAGAGGCTCATTCTAAACCTGCGACCATTGGCAAACAGGCACAAAAAAAGGGCCCCTTGCGGAGCCCTTTCGTTTCCGTAGTCGGCCGCTATTAGGCGGTGACGTAGCGGACGAGGGAGGTGGAGCGACCCTTCGCGGCGCCGACCAGGATCTGGGCGATGCAGCGGATGTTGCCCGTCTCAGCCTGACCGACGAGGACCTGGATGGACAGGCCGGACTCGGCGGTGGCGACGCTGGAGGTGAAGCCGGCGATTTCAGCCATCGGCACCCCAGTCGCGACCAGCAAGGAATCGGGGCCCATCGCCACGCCTGCGAGATTCTCGCCGTTGGCCGGGATCTGGTTCCACTGGTAGATATCCATGCCGGCGACCTGACCGACGTTGCCGGAGGTGACGACCGTGTTGGCGCTCGGGTTGAGGGAGCCGTAGATCTTCGAGTCGTTGCGGAGGCTCTTGAGGTAGCCGTTGCCGACGAGGAAGGATCGGGGCTGGCCGGCCTTGGCGGAATCGAGGAGGAACTGGGCGTTCGTCACGTCGTCATAGCCGAAGTCAGCGAGGGCAACGGTTTCTTCCGTGGCGAAGTTAGCGGCGGTGAACACCGAGCCGATTTCGGACCAGGTCTTGTCGACGATGGCCTGAGCAGCGGTCTTCGCGTAAGCGTTGATGAGGTACTGCATGCCGAACTCCTGGATGTCCAGGGGCGAGAACTCGTCGACGTACTTGAAATGTTTGAGGGTCACGGAGCTGTTGCTCATCGTGGCGCCGTCAACGTCCGCAAGGGTGTTGGTCGACTTGTTGAACTCCGAAGCCGTGCCAGCGCCCATGATCGGGACGAAGACGGTCTTGCCAGCGCGGCCGACGGAGGCCGAGAGGTTGACGGAGACGTTGTTGAGGATGGGCAGCTTGCCGGCGACGGTCTGGACGATGTAGTCAGACAGGATAGCCGGAGCGGTGGGGAGGACAGTAGCCATAGGTATGTTTTAGGTAGGGAGGGTTAGAAGGAAATGAGGGCGGCCTTGTGGGCGTTGAAGAACGCGATGCGGGCCTGACCAGCAGGGAGGGCGAGGTAAGCGGACTTGATGTCGGCGTTGCTCATCTTTGCGGGGCTGTCGCCCTTGGGAAGTTCGACCGGCTCGGTGCCAAAGGAGGCGACGATCTTCGCGGCTTCCTTCGAGGCGCTGGCCTTGCCGGCTTCTAGCTCGGCGACCTTAGCCAGGGAGGCGGCGAGTTCGGCTTCGGAGGCCTTGAGGGCTTCGGTAAGCGTAGCGATGGAGGCATCCTTGACGGAGGCCTCGACCTTGAGGGATTCCAGTTCGGCAGAAGCGCCGACGGTCATCTTCTCCACGGTGCTGCGGAGGTCGTCGCGTTCGGCAGTAAGGCCGGCCAGAGAGGCGGCGGCCGTGACGAGTTGCTCTTCGATGGTCATCTTAGACCTGCGAGAATTGGCAACCGTGCCCTCGGGAGATTCCTGCGCGGGTACCTCTTCGACGTCATCTTCCTCGACCATCTCAGGGATGGCTGCGGGGTCCATGACCTCCACGCCCAGGGCGGAGACGGCGTCACGGGTGTCGGCGCGGTTGTCGATGAATAGGTCGACCGGGCGGCCGGCATCGAGCTCGGCCTTGATGACGCCAGCCTTGAAGGCAGGGGCCTCGGCGCCGGAGTCATTCATGATCAGGGCGTCGTACTCGAAGCCGATGGCGTCTAGGTCGGCCACGGTCTTCTCACGCTCGCTCTCGGCGCGGTTCGTCAGGACGACGACCTCTTCGCCATTCTCGTCAATGTAGTCGATGACGCGCTGGACGGGTTGGCCGTCCTTCAGGATAGTGTCGTCAATGTCGGTGAAGATGCGGGGCATATTAGAAAGAGGCGAGGGCCTTGGTGAATGAGTCGGCGAGGCCAGTGACGAGGCCCTGGGCTGCGGCCTGCTTGCCGGAGAAGACCTGACCACGGAGGGCGGAGTCGGCGACGAGCGCCCGCTTGGCGCGGATGGCGGCCTTGAAGTCTTCGTGAATCGAGTCGACGCCAGCCTGGAGGTCGGCGACCTGCTCGTCGGAGAGGGACGTGCCCTCGATGCCGGCGCCCTTCAGAGGGGAGCCAGACGACTTGATGACGACCATGCGGACGCCAGAGTCTTCGTAGAGTTTGCTCATGTCGGGGACGGCCATGTAGACGCCCACGCTGCCGACGGTGGCAGAGCTGGAGGACACAACGCGATCAGCCTGAGAGCCAAGCCAGTAAGCAGCCGAAGCCATCTCGGAGTCAGTGTAAGCCATGGTCGGCTTGCCGAGGTCGCGAATCTTGTTCGCCAGTTCCTCGACGCCGGTGACCGTGCCACCAGGGGAAGAGATGTTGAAGGCAATCTTCTCGACGGCAGGGTCGGCCGCGAACAGGTCGACGGCCATGGAGAGGTCGTTCACGTCGACGGCGCCCATCATCTTCTCGATGGGGCTCAGGTTCTTGCCGATCACGCCGGCAATCGGGATGACGCCGACGCCGTTCTGGACGTAGGGCACGGGGGCCACGCCGAAGAACTGGGCGAGCATGTCAGTGAAGCCGAACTTCTCGGCCATGACAGAGAAGTCTTGGGCCTTGGCCGGGTCGATGAGCATCGGCTCACGGCCCTTGAGTGCATGGGAAAGGAATCGAGACATGTTATTTTTCGTTAGTAGAGATGCCGGGCTGGGGTTCAGCCTGGTCGACTTGTGCGACCGTACCGAGGGGAGTGTTGGTCGGGCGGAAGAGAAGCTCGAACGGGATGCCGTACTGCTTGGCTAGGTTCTGGATATGCGCCATGTCGGCGGCTCGCTTCTCCATCTCGGAACGGAAGTCGAGTCCGCGCTGGCCGTAGAGCTCAGACATGGACATCAGGCCCATCTCAATGTCGGCGCGATCGTTTGCGGCTTCGCGGCCAGCGTCGACGGTGACGGACTTCGGGGTCGTCCAGGATGCGTCCCACCAGCGAGGGTCGTCAGGGATTTCTCCTGCAGCAATACCAGCTGCCACGATATACTCATATGTCGGCTGGCAATAGGTGGTCAGGATTACCTGCTGATATTTATTGAAAACTCGGGCGGCCTTTGCGGTCACTAGGCGAACCGAGGCACCGCCGGCGGCGGTCGGGTCTTTCACGAACTCGTAAGGCAGGATGGAGCAAATGTCCTTTTCCAGCGCCGCAAGGAATCCGACGAAGGTACTGTTCGGTCTTTTTGACTCAAAACTTTCAAAAGAATCCGAACTTTCCAGCACGACGGCTTTGCCGCCCATCTGGTTTGCCAGGTCATACGCTGTATTCCCGACGGACCCAATCTCTGAGGCCGCATCTTCATCCATGAAACCTGAGCCCTTCTTGATAACGCGCACGGTGTCGCCGTTGTCGCGAACGGCCCTGCGTTCTAGCTCCAGGATTTCCTTAGCATCCTGCACGCACGTCAGCGAGGACTGGAGAACGGGGACTCCGCGGGAGCCGGAGGCCGTTTCCATGTCGACGATATGCATGACAGACTGAGCCTCAACCTTGCGGGCAGAACCGTCAGCCTGATAGACCGAGTAGTAAATGGGTTCGTTATACTTACCGAAGCCGATGCCGTCCCAGCAGTCTTCCGGGGTGTCGCGATCCGTAGGGTCGCCCACGCGGTGAGCCTCGATAATTTGCGTTCGTGCCTCGCCATCGAGCTCAGCCTTGATGCAGAAAGCGTCACCGTCTCGCACCATAGCGCGGACAAGGATTGATTGACACTGATAGAAAGACTTGCCGGATACGTCGAGGCGCTTGGCCTTCGACGCGAAGTAGGCTTCGTGCTGGCGTGCGACCTCTGGGTCGGTGGCGTGGGACTGTGGTTTGATGCCGTCGCCGACGACGTAGATGACTAGGTCATTCAGGATCTGCTTGAAGAGCGGGGACTCCCGTTCGGCCCAGCGGCACTTCTTGACCATCTCGTTTCGGTCCCATGGCGCCAAGTCGCGGCGCATGTCGTCCGGCTGCGGAGCGAAGATGACGCGGCGAGCGTAGGTGACGGCCGTGCTGCCCCAGGTGTTCCCGCTGTACTGGTTATTGAACGCAGCACCCGGAGAAGCGGCCGCGGCGGTCAGCGTCTTCTTGCTGACCTTCTTCGCCGGCTTCGGGCGGAGACTGACGGTCGGGACGGGCTTTTTGCGGGGGGCCATAAATTATCCGAGACGGTTGTCCCAGCGGGAGTTGATCATCGTCACGCGGCGACCGTACTTGCCCGGGTCGAGGCGGCTTAGGGCGAACAGGCTCTCGTTCAAGACCTCCTTGGGCGTCATGCCTGGGAAGGCCTTGGTCGCGGAACTGCCGGAGTCGGCGTAGGACATGAGCGTTTTGCCGTCCATAATCAAGGACAGGGCTTTTGCTTTGAGGTCGAGCAGCTCGCACTCAGTGAGGCCGATAAAGTATCCTTGAGCCATTTAACCTGCTTGAATTGGCAACGATAGGGGGCGGCGACGCCCATGTCCACGCCACGAGACTCTTCCTTCCCGCAACCATCGGCGCCGCCGCTTGAATTCAGTGTTCCCGGGTTCATGCGGAAGGCAAGTCGGTTTCGGTCGTTTCCTTGCCGACGATTCCCCAGCGGACGGCGGCCAGCAAACCGAGCAGCTCGCAGTCGAAAGCGTGATTGTCCTTCTTGCCCTGAGGGAGCAGCCACTGGGGCTTTCCCGTGCGCCTATCCTTTACGCGTACCTCGGCTGACATCTGGTCGACGTAGTCCTGCCCAGCGTCGAGGGCGTACGAAAAGGCGCGGCGTGAGCGCAGGCCGTGCATCAGATCTTTGCCCCCAAGGTTCGACCAGACCAGGAGCACGGCGCGGGTCTGGAGACCGGGCACCATGATCGTCTGCTTATCCGAATAGAATCGGCGGGTCGTCTTGCCGTCCTTGGTCGTCACGCTGAAGTCTTCATTGCCTGAACCCTTCGCGCACTTCCAGCCACGCATTGCTGTCTGCCGATACACGTCTTGGGCTTGGTCTCCGGCATCGACCATTACGAGGGCCGGATGCACGGCGTGGAGTTTGACGAAGGCCTCGACGTCCTGCCAGGTATCAATCTTGGCAAAGGCCTTCAGGCGGCTATGCCCGGTGCGACTCCAGCGGCGGACCACGCAATATAGGTGACCACGTTGCACGTCGATTCCAGCGGTGCGGAAAGGGAACGAACCTTCTGGCGCTCCCTCGCGGTCGACGACGCGGCCCTTGGGCGTGATGACCGACTCGCCCTCCCAATCGTCGGCCATGTTATAGTTGGCGGCTTGGGCGATGTTCACGATCTCCCCGCCTTCCTCGGCCCACGGAAGTGCCAGCCTCTTCTGCTTGAATTGGCGACGAGCGTCGTCACTGCCGTAGACATCAAAGTCTTCCTTCCCCTTGATCATCATGACGGCCAGCTCGCCCCAGCTCATCGACGCGAGCGAGTTCCAGTGCAGGCCGATGTGCCCGGAGTTAGCGGCCGAGGCCGTAGCCACAAAGGCGCCGCGGGCGTTTGCTTCCATGCGGGTCGCGTTGGTGTCGGGCAAGCGGGTCTGGCATGAGGCGCATTCGTAAGTCGTGCCGGTGCTGACCTTCTGCAAATCCCATGAGCCCGTCAGCTTGGCGTCTTCTGGAAAGCGGACCTGCTCCCAGAGGTAGGGCTGGAGCGCGTCACATTTCAAACAGCGAAAGTTCCAGTCACGCTGATCGGTTGATTCGTGCAGCTGATGGAATTCCTGCCCGGCCCTTCCGCCCTGGCTCATGAAGATTCGCTTACCCATCCAGCCGAACGCAGTCACTCGAGCGCTCAGTTCCGCAAGGTGCCCGGCCGGCGCCATCCAACATTCGTCTGCAATTGTGTAACGCAGGGAAAGGCGTTGAAGGTTCGCCTCGTTCCACAGGCCGCGGCAGTAGAGCGTCATGCGGTCGAAGTCCGTCGTCGTCGAGCGGTCCATGTCGTCGACCGAGATGCGGGCCTTCACAGGCGGGCAGTTGTTCCAGACCGGGCGCATGTAGCGAAGGGCGAAGTCCTTAGATTCCGCATCCGTACTTTGGAAAACACAGGTAGGTCCTGGAGCGTTCGCAATGATGTGGCAGGTGAACAGGCGGGCAAAGAGAGACTTGCCTGACTGGATGCTGGCGAGGATG